GCCAGCCGCAGCTTTCAGGCGTGCGTAGAGATCAGGATCGGTTTTGTAGATTCTTGATTGCTCGGTGAGGTTGTAGTGCTCACGCGAGAAGGGGTTTTTGCTGCCGGCGGGAAGCTCAGCGCTGCTGCGACCAACCGGTGCGCCAGTGCCGGCGGGCTTGGGTGCTTTCAGGCGGTACTGCGGCAGGCTGCTGCGTGCCCAGTCGCTGATCGGTGTGCGCTGGTAGCCATCGACAACAACGACGCTGCCATCAGACTCACGCTCGATCTGATCAGGCTTGAGCCTTAGACGGATCACCTCATCAGGGTCGTGCACGGTGTCAGCGAGAGCAGCGACGGCTGGGCCGATCACCTTGAGTTCGCGGTTCTCGGCTTCCAGTTCAGCGACACGAGCCTGCAGTTGCGCTTCACGCTCGCGGTACTGCTGCTCATAGGTCTTGAGCGCTTCGTCGTACTTGCCCTTGGATTCCAGCTGCTGCTGTTCCACCTTGCGCTTGAAGTCCAAAAGTTCTTGGACATCAACGCCATCGGGAACATCAGGCAGCTTCTTGGCCAGCTTTTTCTTCTCGTCCAATAGCTCCGCATTTTTGCGGCGCATGGCATCGAGTTCTGCTTGCAGGGCTTGCAGATCAGCGGAGGGTGCAGACTGCTCCACAGGAGCGTTGTCGTTGTCGGGCATGTAGAGCCACAGGCTCAAAGTTGCTCGCTAGGTTGCCGGCCAGCGCTTAACGCTTGCGTGCAGGTGTTGCCCAACGAGGCACTTTGCTGCCAGCAGTCCGAGTCGGATCATTCGCACGGCGGGAGCGAGCCACCTTGGCTGCAGCCTTAAAGACTGCTTTGCGAACACCAGCCAATGGGCCGCTTGTTTTAACCGCCAATCCTTTTGCAGTGGGAACAGCCTCAAGGCCAGCCTTTTCACGTTTCTTGGCGATGCCACGCTTCTGCATCCGCTCAGAACTAGCTACTGCACGTGCGCTTGCTTTGGTACCACGAGCCTCGTCAATAGCAGCCTTGGATCGCTCAACGCGATAGGTCTGCGCCTGCCTACCACCACTAGCTCGTGCAGGAACAGACTTACCGCCGGAGGATTTAGAACCACCACCACCACCGCCCCCGCCACCACCGGAAAAGCGACCGTTCTTGTCGCGCTTGTAGGAGCGGGCCATTCGCCAGTGGTATCTCTAAGTAAGTTGCCCCGGAAGTTGCTGCAGGTTTGCATCAAGCTGCGCGGCCTGTGCATCAAGCCGTGATTGCTGCTGCGCGGCAGTGGCTTCAATCTCCTGATCGACATTGAAGTCGTCGTAGAGCCACTCACCATCGGCCAACTGGATCAGCAGCGTCTCTTGGGTGATGTCACCGTTGAGGCGCAGCTTGATCAGCTCGGCCACATGGCCAGGCTCCAGCGTGCGGGCCACGAAGTCGTTGTTGACCATGCTGCTGCCGCTATTGGGCAGACCGAGGAACGCACTGTGGAAGCGCAGGCAGTTGTCGATCAGATCCTGCAGGCCGAGCGCCACGGTCATCAGGGCGGCATCACCTTGGCTGCGGTCAATGGCCTTGGCTGCAGCCGCTTGGTTGGTCATGTTCTGACCAAGGATCGCGGCGAGGCCGAGCTGATTGATCTGCTGCTCAATGCGGTCCAGCTGCTGAAACTGAAAGCCGTAGCTGGTGCCCTGGGGTTCGACAAACTCAGCGCGGGCATCAACAGGGAGTGCCATGGCCGAGTCAGGGCCAGCAGTGATCTCGTCTAGTTCGGCTGGCACGCCGTAGAGATGGAACCGAGGCACAGCAGCAATGTGCAGCTGATTGCTGAGATCGGAGCCGACGCGGTAGCTCTGCAAGTTGAGGTGTGCGACCTCTTCCAGCGGTGGGGTGGATTCGAGGATGCCCACCCGGTTGGCATAGGCCACTGCAAACGGGATCTCATCGAGGGTGGTTTCACCTTCGTTGACCAAATCCCAGTCACGGCCTTTGCTGCCTTGCTGGCGGTAGAGACGGAAGCGACCGATTTCGAGGACGCGCACCTGGGAGACGACTTCCTCGCCGAACTCGCCATAAGGCACGACGACACGTTCGTGCAGGCGGAGCTGAGTGAGCTTCTGGGTGCCTCGCACCACATCAGAGCGCCAGCCAAGGATGTCGCGTGGGCTGTAGCTGACCCAGTAGGGGCGGTTGAAGTCGGTGACCGGTGTGTCGTCACCTTCATCCCCGCGAGGGAAATCCACCAGCACACCGACGTGGCCGTAACGGATGCAGGTGCGGGCAATCTGATGCAGGTAGACGTTGAGGTCGTTGCCCTGTAGGTCAACGTCCATCATGTGCTCTTGCACTAGATCGGGGACGTTCTCTAGGCGCACAGGCTTGCGGCTGATCATGCCGGCCAGCATCTGCTCAAGACGCTGGTAGTAGGGCGGGCAGACGCTGCGGCGCAGACGTGCGAGGTAGCTGTCGTCGGATTCTTTGGGTTCCTGCGGCAGATAACGGCGGCCTGCGGCTTGCAGCTGCAGCGTGCCGCCGATCAGCTCTTCGATGAGTTCCCAGCGAGGCTGCATCCGCTGCCAAGCGATGCCTGGATCGTGAACACCAAGATCCTGAATCGAGAGGACTGGCTTGAGTTCAGTGGCAGCGAGGTTGTAGTGCACAGCCCTTTTTTCTAGGTTTCCGATCAGTAGATACGCAGGTTGCGTACTGCTTTGCCGCTGTGGCCACGGCCCACTTCAAAACAGCGGTGGACGATGTAGCCCAGCGCGTCGTTCATGTGGTCGTAGCCCGCATCCTTGTCAGGGTCGCCCTTGTCGTTGTAGCTCTGCAGCTCTAGGCATTCGATCAGCTTCTTGCAGCGCTTGTCGATGAACAGGCGCCGTTCACCCATGCCGTTCTCCAGCAGCGCTTGCATCGCTGCCACGCGGTCTCTAACCGGTGGATTGGCCGAGGGTGCCATGTTGCTGATGTCGTAGCTCTCAAGGATGGCGATGTCGCTGCGGGAGCTATTGGTGCTGCGGTTGGCACCGGAGGCATCGGGGTAGCCAAGGATGCGTGCTTTGCCGTAACGGCGGCGCACTTCTTGGGCGAGAGCGTCGGTGTCATGGGCACCGCTGATCTCATCAAAGACGTGCAGCTCACGGCCACGACGCACGGCTAGGACGCCGCTCATGTTGCCGACGTTGAAGTCGATGCCCAGCAGGATCGGCTCTTCCGGATCCCAGTCCACAGGTTGAACGTGCAGCTCACGGTTGAAGCGGTCGTACACCTGGCCGGTGGTGAGACTGACGAACTCACCGTTGAGGTAGGCCTGCAGCAGGTTCGGGTCGTAGTTGGCTTGGAGGCGCTCAATGAAATCCGGCGGCAGGTAAGGGTTGTCTGCCGTGCGCATCTTGATCAGCTTGCGGTCGGCGCGTTCCTTGGTGTCTTCTGAGGCGAAGGTTTGCCACATCCAGCGGAAGCCTTCTGGCGTGGATGCTGCACCGAACTGACGGACGTTGCCGGCGCGAAGGCGGCCGAGGATCTTCGGGAATGCCTTGTTAGCGGTGGACGGTGGCACGGTGTCGATCTCATCGCAGAGGCACCATGCAGCGTTGATACCGATGCAGCGCTGCCAGTTCTCGAAGCTGCGGCACAGGATCTTGGTGTCACCGCCGGGGAGATGCAGCACGTATTCCGGGAGCGGTGAAGCGCGGAACGTGTAGGGGATGTCGTAGGCCTCTAGGAAGTCGTCGAAATCGTTCTGCCAGATGTCACGGATCAGCGGGCCGGTGGGCTCCATGACGATGCCGATAAAGCCTTGATTGCTGGCAGCTAGGTGAACGGCCTTGCTGGCGAGGGCTCGGGTTTTACCTGCGCCGTAGCCGGCAGAGATGCCAAGGATTTCGGTGGTCTGATCTTCGACGAAGGCGAGTTGACCAGGGTGCAGGTCTTGGCGGATGCGTGCCAAGAGGTCTGTGGTGTCCTGCTGCGACGGTGAGGCGAGGAAGCTAAGCAGGGGGGTTTGTTCAGTGATGCCGGTGAGCAGGCTCACGACATCTCGAAGCGCAGGAGTTTGGCTTGGTCTTCTAGGGCTTTGAGTGCGATGCCAAGCTGATTGGATTCAGAAGCGCGGCGTTCGTATTCAACAAGGCGTGCAACTGCAGCTGCTAGCCACTGTGGGCGTTCAAGTTCGGCGTCCAGTTGCATCAACTGGCGTGCACGTTGGATATAGGTCTCGGCTGTACGTTCGGCCACACCCCACTCATCCGCCGCGTATCGCAGGATTTGGGTACGGCTGTATGCACGAAGTAGCAGGTCATAAACGGCGTTGACCCGCTCATCAATTTCTACGTTAGTGCTCTTCTTTGCCATGGCCGGAGTTTAACCGGAGGAGGGCATGAGGAGGGTGCCGTCTGCGGAGAGGATATTGAGCTTGTCTTCAGCGTCTTGAAAGGAGCGTGCCCAGATGGAGGCTAAGCGGGGGATGGGTTCTGGGGAGACGGTGTAGAGGAAGAGGTAGTGACCTTTAAGGGAGCGTGCGCCGTTGGTAGGGAGGAAGCCACCAGTGAGGCGGAAGGTAGCGAGGAGATTGCGTGCGATGTGTTCAGCGAGTTCTGGGTCAACGTCGTGTTGAAGGACCAGGCCGAAGGGTTCGCCTGTTGCGGGATCTTCAGCAACGATTGACCAGGGTTCCATGGCACAGGGTGCCTTTGATTTAGGTTGCCAGAAGGGGGATGACGGTGATGAGTGCACCGGGTTTTTCTTCGGCGGTGCAGTAGCG